AGGCACGGAAACAAAATGAGTAAAGTCATAGATTTAGTCATGCGCCTGCAAGACGGTGTAACATCCGTGCTTTCAGGTATTAATGCACGGATGCAGGATACGGCAGTAGCAGCGAATAGTGCAGGTAGGCGTGTGCAAAAAGTGGGTGAAGGCATTACGGGCATTGGGGATAAGTTAATGCCTGTAAGTGTTGCTATTGTTGGCGCTGGAGCTGCCGCAGTTCATGCCTTTGTCGGGTTTGACAGCGCAGTTACATCTGCAGGGGCAAAAGCAGGTGCTACGGCAGAGGAAGTAGAACGATTGCGTGAAGTTGCCAAAGGCTTAGGTGCTGACTTTCCAATTAGTGCAACAGAGGCAGCCGTTGCGATGGACGGATTAGCCGCAAGTGGTATGAATGCAAACCAAATCATGGGAACCCTACCGTCAATTGTGGAAGCATCAGTGGCATCGGGAGAATCATTAGAGGTCACATCTAATGTTGTTGCTGGAGCATTAAACACATGGGGATTAATGACTGGTAACGTAGCAGAAAATTCACAACGTATGGCAGACGTTATACAAATGGCGGCGAACAAGTCAAAACTTGGAATGGCAGATTTTGGAGTGGCTATGCAATATGCAGGTGCTCCAGCAGCTGCACTAGGTATACAAGTAGAAGAACTTGCCACATCTATGGCCATTATGTCAAATAATAATATTGAGGCTAGTACGAGCGGTCGGTCCTTACGAATGATGTTAAGTAGATTGGTTGATCCACCTAAAGAGGCAAGTGAAGCGCTTGCCAAGTTAGGCGTTAGCGCCGTTGACAGTACTGGTAAATTCGTTGGATTAGGGAATGTGTATGATCAATTGCGTTCAAAAATGCAAGGATTGACCGAGGCAGAGAAATTCAAACTAGCTGGAGATATTGCTGGTACAGAATCTGCATCCGCATTATTAGCAGTACTAAACACTAGTACGGAAGACTACAACGAATTGCGACAAGCGATGGATGATGCAAGCGGTTCATCTAAAAAGCAAGCAGATTTAATGAAACAAACGCTGTTAGGGACATTTAAGGACTTAGCCAGTAAAGTAGAAGCATTAGGAATTGCGTTTGCTGAGGTGTTACAGCCTAAAATCAAAAGTGTAGCCAATTCCCTGGGCGCATTAGCTACATGGTTTAAAAACTTAAATCCCACAGTAAAAGATATGATTGTCAATATTGGACTAAGCGTTGTAGGCTTTACGGCGCTTACAAAGATATTGGGCCCAGCCGTAAGCGGTGTAGGAAGTCTAATGCGTGTGTATGGAGATATTGGCAAGGTCTTAGCGGGATCACCAATTCAGAATAAATTGCTAGAAGTATCTATTCACGGCATAATCAAGGCTTACAACCTATTAGGGACTGTAGCTGGAAGAGTAATTCCATGGATTGCTAGAATGTTACCAATGGCATTCACAGGTCCCGTAGGGTTAGCCGTCGGAGCCATTGCATTGATTGGCATAGCCATGTGGAAAAATTGGGATAAAGTACAACCAGTATTGGAATCATTCGGCAGAGGGTTCATGGGACTAGCAAGATATGTAGGCGATGTGGTGGCTAAAATTTGGACACACCTACAACCATTCGTTACTAAACTAGCTGAAACATTTGGGAAAGGCATAGACCGACTTATGGCATCGTTCCAACGTCTTGGGAAAGTATTATCACCTGTATTAGATTTCATTATGTACACAGTAGGGGCTATTGCTGCTGTAATTATAGGTGGACCATTAGCCGTTGCCATTGGCCACTTAGTGATAGGCTTTACTATTGCCGTATCAGCGGTTGAAGGTATACTTACAGGGTTAGTAGTTGCCATTACAGGCATTATAGACGGGATTTCACAAATATTGAGTGGAATCATCGACTTTATTACAGGCGTATTTACTGGTAATTGGGCATTAGCGTGGAGCGGAGTTGTAGGTGTATTTTCAGGGATTATTACAGGAATCACAGGTATTTTAGATGGAGTGATTGAAGGAATTAGAGCATCCATTAATAGTTTAATATCTTCAATTAATGGGATTTCTTTTACTACCCCTGATTGGGTACCAGGTATCGGTGGAAAATCCTTTGGACCATTAAATATTCCACTATTATATAGTGGTACAGATAATTGGGGCGGTGGCCCTGCCATGGTTCACGATCGTGGTGCAGAAATTATCAACTTACCTAGTGGTTCGCAAGTGATTCCACACGAGCAATCATTACGCAGTGCTTACGATCAAGGGAAACGAAGTGGAAACGGTGGAGGTGAATTACAACTCACCATCCAAAATCTAAATGTACGTAATGATGGTAAAAGTGTAGAAGAATTGGCAAAAGAAATCATGGAGCATATCCATTATGAAATGTCGATTCGGTCGATTAATAAAATGGAAGGAGCCGTGTAAATGTCTTTTTTCGATACAGTCCTATCATTTTTTGGAGGCAAAGAACTCCCACAAGGTTGTACATTCACTCTATCATGTGCAGGAGAAAAGGTAATTATGCCAGTGACTCCAAAATCATTTAAAGCGAGCATTGCGTATAAAAATAGCACAGTAGAGATTAATGCTATAGGCGAAATAAATATGCTTGGCAATAGGGGGCTTGAGGTTATTTCATTTGATGGTTTTTTCCCTGCACAAAAGTACGAATGGTCAGAAACAAATGATACGATGCCTTACAATTTAGTGAGGAAAATTAAACGATTTGCAACTATAAAAAAGCCGTGTAAGATAACCATTTCTAACACGGCTATTTCTATGCCATGCACAATAGAATCATTTAATTACGATGAACATGACGGCACAAGTGATGTGTACTATAGTATTTCCTTGAAAGAATACCGATACGTACGCCCTACATCAGAAGTAAAAAATGATACAACGGGTTTGTACAGTCGTATCGCAGAAGCGCCAGAAGAAAAAGAGATGGTTGCTTATAAGGGGAACCATCTTTTAGACACTGCTAACAAAATGGTATCTAAGGTGATGCCTATTGCTGAACAAGGGCAGAAAGCTATTAAAGCCTATAAGGCAATGGTAAAAAGTGGAGTCAATCCAATCAATGCAACCATAAAAGTTAGTAAAAAAAATGCGATTATTAAAGGCAAGGTAATACCGTTATGAACATATTGATAGAGCACGTTACATATGATGGCCACACGCATGATATGACACATTTGGTAGAGTCTTTCACATGGTCGGGCAGTGAAGATGAAGCTGCAAGAAAGGTAGAACTGACATATGCATATAATCCTAAAGACTTGAGTTTCTACAATCATCAAATACATCTTGGCGATAAGATTGCAATCACAGTGGATGATCATAAAATATTTGAAGGTAGAATATTCTTTAGAAAACGAGATACAAATGCATTCACAATGGCTATCACTGCATACGACCCAATGATCTACTTAGCAAAGTCAAAGGTGTATTTAGTATTTAACCAGGTAAAGGCAGTCGATGCATTCAGACGACTATCTGCAGAAGTAGAAATTCCATTTACAGCATTACCTAACATAGGGACAGTCGTAAATTTTGTGGCAGATGGCAAAAGCTGCACCGAAGTCATGAAAATGTTATATGACAATATCAAGGCAGATACAAAGAAAGATTTTATGGCTGTGCACTTACTAGATGGCATACATTTAGTAGAAAAAGGAACATTGATAGATGGATTTATTGCCAGCGATTCTTACAACGTAATAAACTCATCACATTCAGAATCAATTGAAGATATTGTGAATCGTGTAAAAACCGTCAATGAATCTGGAAATGTAATATCCACAGAAAGTGATGCGGAATCCATTAAAAGATACGGAATTTTCCAGGACATATATAAGCAACAACCAAAACCAAAAGGGAAAACAGTTAGTAATGTTTCTATGGCCAAGACAAAACCAAAGGGCGTAAAAAATGATTCTAGCATATCAGCACTAGGGAATATTCAGTGCATTTCAGGATATTCCATTATGGTAGAAGAAGAACAGCTACGAGGAAAGTTCTACATTAAAAGCGACACACATAGATTTCAAGGAAATATACACACTATGGATTTAACATTGGAATATATAGAAGAACAAGGGGGTGGCAATACAAATGGCAAGCAAAAACAATGATCCTTATTTAGGGGTGATTGACTTGATGCACAATATTGGTGGTACAGCTGGAAGACAAGCTATGCCAGGAATAGGAACCATCGTATCACCGCCACCTAACTTAGTTGTTGCTTATAATGGAATGGAATTGAATAAGTCGTTCTTATGGGTAGATGAGTATTGGTTGCAAGGTCATTATAGAGAATCTAAAGGACATATTATAAGCGAAACACAACCACGTGCAGGTGGAGTAGGTGCTGCTGAATACCAAAGCCACACGCATGATATTCATAATGATTATACGAAAACAAGGATTATGACTGATACATGGCATGCAGGCGATAAGGTTATGTTGATCCCCATTGTAGGAGATGATAACTCTACAGCAGAACAATACTTTGTATATGGTAAATGCAGGAGGTTGGACGGCAATGGCTAATCCATTTATTAAAGGTGGTACTGTTGCCACGGCAGATATTCAACGAAACTTACCATTATGTAAGGAATATGCTTGGGATTTCGCCAGAGATAATTTTATCTATGGAAAAGATAAACAGCCCAAAATTGTAACAGGAAATAAGGCGATTGAAATATGGGTGTGGAAAACTCTTAGAGTAGAACGATATAGATTTAGCGCATACTTTGATGACTATGGTATTGAGCTAGAACGATTCATAGGGAAAGTTACGAATGATTCTATCAGCCACTTTGAATTATTTGAATACGTGAAGGAAGCATTGTTGGTAAATCCTTATATTATCGAAGTAGAAGAAGTTGATTTCACGCAAGAACATAAGCAAGTAGTGTTACATATAGCATTACAAACCATATATGGTCATATAACGATTGGAGTGGAGGTATAATGTTTGAAATACAAACTAGACAAGATGTATTAAAAAGATTACTTCAAGATTTTAAAACAATTGATACAAATGGCATGTCAACGCATGAGGGAACATTCGCATTTGATACATTAAGTGCCAATGCTGTAGAGTTTGAAAAGAGTTACGCAGAAATGCAATTAATACTGGATGCAGCATTTCCACAAACATCGTGGGGGCAGTATCTAACCATGCATGCAGAAGCACATGGAGTAATTAGGAAGAAGGCTACAAAGTCAAAAGCAGTAGTTAAGCTAACAGGTGTGGCAGGAACTATAGTGCCTAAAGGTGTAACAGTAGGCACGGCAGAAGGCAAATTATTTCAAACTATTGAAACGGTAACAATTGGAAATACTGGTGATGCAATAGCAAATGTAGAATCCGAAGAAATTGGTAAAGATAGTAATGTGAATGCTAATACAATTACGGAGATTATTACAAACGTTGATGGATTAAAGTCAGTAATAAACGAAGAAGTAAGCTATGATGGATTCGATGAAGAAAACGATACGGATTTACTACAACGCTTGCTATTCAAAGTACGACAGCCAGCCACCAGCGGTAATGTATACCATTACATGCAATGGGCTCAATCCGTCAACGGTGTAGGGCAAGTAAAAGTATTACCACTATGGAATGGTGCTGGAACGGTTAAGGTGCTACTAGTAGATGTGAATAACGAATCTGCAAATACATCGTTATTAGATCGAGTAAAAGCAGTCATTGCAAAAGAAGCGCCAATTGGTGCTACGGTAACAGTGACTACACCAACGATTATGAATGTAAACATCTCATTTAGGGTAACAAAAGGACAAGCTAACAATGAAGCGGTCAAACGAATACTGAATGAAGAGTTTAAACGCCAAACATTTAGTATGAACTACATTTCCTATGCCAATATAGGGAAAGCATTATTGGCCAATGCAGAAACAGGGATTATTGATTATTCCGACTTACGAGTGAATGGTGGCACAACTAATATCACAATTACAGATGATCAACTCCCACGAGTCAATGAGGTGACAATCAATGGATAATTTTATTCGTTGGAAGACGGTAGATATACTTAAGTATCTACCGTTTTTTATTACAAAAGATGAATTGTTCAAAACAACAAATGATGCGGACAGTCGTGAGCATGAAAGAATTAGGGTTAAATTGTTGAAAATATTGGCTCAACTCAACATACAGAATGCAACTGACGGTATAAAGTTATGGGATACATTCATCGGAATTGACACATCTGCAGATGGTATTGATGTAAGAAGAGCGAGAATCATAGAACGATTGAATCATAATTCTAGTAGCGCTAAAGAATTTCTTGAATATATTGCCAATCAATACATTTCAGATGAATCCGCAAGAATATCTTTATTCAATGAGCATTATGCGATGGACCTTGAATTTAATAAGGAAATGTGTTTTGATTTAGCGAAAATGAAAGAAGCGATTGATACATACAAGCCAGCACACATTGCTTATAGAACAATTGAAGTATCAAGCTTATCACATGATATTCAAATAGGTATATTTCCTTGCATTTCGGAAAGCACATATATTGGCTTTGACTCATCACTTAGCAATGAAGTGATTTCGTTAGAATTAAAAACAGTGAATGCATTGGCGATCACTGAAAATACGGTTATTAGTTAAAGGAGGTAATCATGGCACAGTTTCCAGGGTTGCGACTAACACAGCAAGGCAACCAAATGATTATACGATCTACTAGCGGTAGAGAAAGTGACCAATTGATCGTTACTAAGGCAATATTAGGCGATGGCAATTTAACATCATCCATTGAAGGAATGACAAATATTGTTAGCCCAAAATTGAATGTAAGCCTTACAAATATGTCAAACGGCGAAAATGGTACAAGAGTATTCAAATTTGAGTTTGACAATAAAACCGTGAATACTGGATTTTACTGGCGTGAAGTTGGCGTGTATGCAAAAAATGGACAAAATGGCCAAGAAAAGCTAATTGCATATTCCAATGCTAGCGGATTAACATCATATATTCCAGATAAAAATAGTCCGATTCCGATGCAATCGTTACAAGTTGCAATAGCAGTTGGCGATTCCACGAATGTAGCAGCACAAATCGATTTAGGAGTATCAGTTTCTAGGGCTGATGTGGAAACTCTAATTAATACACACAAGGCAGATGCTAATGCTCACGGATTGGAGAAGTACGCAGGAGGCACAACCATTCCAAGTAACATTCGTAATTGGAACGACCTTACTAAGCCTGGCATCTACGAGTGCAACGCAGGTGTACTAGGGTGGGCGAATGCACCATCCTCTAGCAAAATCTACCCATATGGCCAAATCGTAGTGGAAAAAACAGAGGGAAACGTAATCACACAAACGTTTTACTCGTACGGCCAAGGCAAAGCAATTAAACAAGCAACTCGTGTGTTCTACAATGCCTGGTCTGGCTGGCAATATCATGCTGATTGGGATAACGTCATCACAGGTATTGCAAAACATAATGAAGGCATCAATATCACAAAAGGTGATGCAACGGAACTTATTAAGTTAATCACTAACAACAAGTCCGATTCTAACACCTTGTTGGCGCCTACATTGTCGGTTGTAAAATCATTGATTGGTGACGTGAATATAGACGTTCCTAGCATTCTGAAATCTAAAGGAGTTCGCTACGATTTTAGTAACGAAAATGCCTGGTACATCTGCTTTGGCGAAGCTTTTGGCGGTTTAATTATCCAAGGGGGAAAA